GGCTGCTGGCGCTGCTGCTGCTGCTTATGCAGTCACGTTGGCAGTCGATGGAGTCAAGGCGGCGATTGAAGATGAAGCAGCGCAGGTCAAACTAGCCAACGCGCTTCGAAATGCAACGGGTGCAACAGAGGCACAAATCAAGGCGACCGAAGATCAGATTCTCAAGATGTCTCTAGCAACGGGTGTGTCGGACGAAAAGTTACGTCCGGCCTTGCAGCGCATCGCGCTCTCAACCGGAGATCTCAGTAAGGCTCAGGATCTTCTTTCCGTTGCACTTGACGTCTCAACATCGACAGGCAAGCCGCTCGAAGCCGTAGCTAATGCAATCGGTAAGGCATACGATGGAAATACTGCCGCTCTTGGAAAACTAGGAATTGGATTATCTTCTGCTGAATTAAAAACGATGTCATTCACTGACGTCCAGTCAAAACTAACGGATCTCTTCGGTGGCGCAGCTGCGGCAAATGCTGAAACATACGCTGGACGCCTAGAGCGATTAAAAGTAACATTCGATGAAGCGAAAGAAACTATCGGATATAAATTGCTTCCAATCATTCAGCAACTAGTGGATTTCATAGTTAATAAGGTTGTTCCGGCTCTTGGTGATTTTGCTGATTTCTTTAAGCCAATCACTGACGCAATCGAAAAGAACAAAGACACATTTTTGACATTTATTGAATTCATTCAAAAGTACGTTGTGCCGGTTCTTGTTACAGTCTTGGGCGGAGCCTTCAAGGTTGTCGGCGAAATCGCTGGCGGAATCATCAATGTCATCGGAGCAGTAATTTCTGGCTTGAACGCATTGATCTCTGGAGCCGTCGCTGGAATCAATGCGCTCATTCGTGTCTACAATTCAATTCCATTCTTGCCTAATGTTTCACAGATTTCGGCTCCATCAATTAGCGTTCCAAGCGTTAGCATTCCAAAGAGTCCTTCTGCAACAGTGACAGTCCCGACAATTACAGTGCCAACAGTCTCAGCATCAGGTGGAACAGGATCTACGACAACAGGAGGCGGAGTCTCATCGGCTGCATCAGGAGCCGTCCTAGTCGGTGGTGGTGGCTTTACAGACTCACAGAACGCGGCTCGTTTAGCTGCTGCCGGTGGTGGTGGCTTTACAGACTCACAGAACGCGGCACGCATCAGTCTGACAGTCAATGGAGCAATTGATGCCGAAGGTACTGCTCGCACAATCATCAACGTGCTCAATGATTCCTTCTATCGTGGCACTGGCGGAGCCGGCGCACTCCAGGCAATCTGATGACTCAATGGGCGCCAGTCTGGCTCGTAACAATTGAAGGCGTTGAGTACACCGACGTCGTTCTAGCAAACCTTTCAATTTCATCAGGGCGCACAAATATCTACACTCAAGCGCAGGCCGGATATTGCACAATCAATCTTATCAATCTCAATCTTGGGGCAATTACTGCCGAGATCAATGACGCAGTGTCAATCCAGGTCAAAGACACTTCCGGCACATTCGTCCCCATCTTCGGCGGAAGCATCGTCGACGTAGCCGTAACAGTGTCACAGACCGGTTCAGTGGCAATCACTCAGGAGATAACAATCACGGCTCTAGGAGCGCTTGCAAGGCTTCAAAAAGCCTTAACTAATGGCGTTCTTTCGGTTGATTATGACGGCGACCAAATCTATACAATCCTGTCAGACTTACTTCAAAACAACTGGGGCGAGGTTCCAGCAGCTCTTACCTGGGCGACTTACGTACCAGCGACCGAGACTTGGGCTGATGCTCAAAATACTGGCCTGGGAGAGATAGATCGTCCAGGCAATTATGAACTAGCCAATCGCGGATCTAGTCAGACAATTACCTGGAATCTTGTGGCCGATCTTGCAACTTCTGGACTTGGTTATATTTACGAAAATGCACAGGGGCAGATTTCCTATGCAGATTCAACTCATCGCTCGACCTATTTAGCCACGTATGGATACACCGAACTCGATGCCAATCAGGCTCTAGGTCGTGGAATTAAGATCCAGACAAAAGCCGGAGATATTCGCAACGACGTTTCAATAGTCTGGAAGTCTGGTACAAAAACGGCAACCGATAGCGCCTCAATAGCACTTTATGGAAAACTCGCTCAGCAGATTACGACTTCACTCAATCACGCAGTCGATGCTCAATCTCAAGCCGATTTCTATTTGACGCTCCGAGCACAACCTCAGGCTTTCCTGGAGACAATCACGTTCGCATTGACCAATCCAGAATTGGACGATGGAGATCGCGATTCTCTGATAAACGTTTTCATGGGTCAGCCGATTTCGTTGGCAAATCTTCCGGTCAATATGCAATCAGGAAATTTCTTGGGCTTCGTTGAGGGCTGGAAATTCCAGGCTTCCTATAACGAACTTTCAGTCACTCTTATCGTTTCGCCACTTCCGTTCTCGCTCCAGGCGATGGAATGGCAGGATGTGAGTGTCTTAGAGAAATTCAATACTCTATCTGGCACACTTGACTATGCAGACGCGTTAGTCGTGAATTAAGGAGAAACGATGGCAAATCCAACAACAAACTTCGGCTGGGTGATGCCGACGAGCACAAGTCTCGTCACGAATCTTCCGGCTGATTTCAACACATTCGGCCAGGGCGTTGATACGTCAATGGCGCAGCTGAAAGGCGGCACAACCGGTCAAATCTTGTCCAAGACAAGCGCGACAGATATGGCGTTCACATGGATTACTCCGAATCCTGGAGATATTACTGGCGTCACTGCTGGCACTGGTATTTCTGGCGGTGGCACTTCCGGCGATGTAACGATTACGAATTCAATGGCAACTGCCATGACAACAAAAGGCGATATTGTACCGGCAACCGGATCAGGAACGTTTTCACGTTTAGCAGTAGGAACAAACGGACAGTATTTGCAGGCAGATTCTACTGCTTCTACAGGCTTGAAATGGGCTACGGCTTCAAGCGGCGCAATGACTCTCATAACGCGTGCTACTTTTTCAAGTGTTGCAAGTACGACAACTTCTTTTGATTCTGTCTTTTCTAGCACATATAAAACTTATATGATTTGCATTGAGAATCTATTTGCAGCAACGGCAGCCGATGATTTGTACATGCAATTAAGATATGCAGGTCCAACAACACAGGCGGCGACTTATATTTGGACCAACAACAATTACACAATGCCAACTGGAGCAAATGCAGTTTCTGCTGGAAATGGAACAAATCAATGGCAATTGGCCAATGACAGTGGTTCATCTGCTGAAAGATTTTCTGGCCAGTATTTCTTAACCAATGCCGAAACTACAACACGAACACAGATGCAAGGTATTGGATTAAATGGCAACGCAGGAATTGCTTACAACTTTTATGGCTATCAATACACAAACCGCACTTATACAGGTTTTATTCTTTCCTCATCTTCAACAAATATAAGCGGCACAGTGGCCGTCTATGGATTGGCGACAGCATAATGACAAAACTTAATGAAATGATTGCAATTATTAAGGAAGAAAATCCAACCTTGCAAGTCGGTGATGATGAGCAGGGCTACACGCAACTTAGCGCAACCGATTATGAGGCACAAATAACACAATGGGCAGAAAATCGCTTGGCTAAAGAAGCCAAAATTGCAGCAGCAGAAGCAGAAGCGCAATCGGTGGCAACTGCCAAACTTGATGCAGTAGATAAATTGACTGCTCTTGGAATTGATCCAAAAGCGCTTGGGCTTTAATGTATCCGGACGGCACTGCTGCTCGGATTATTGAAGTCGCACTAGCTGAAGTGGGCACAGTCGAGACTGGCGAGAATCTGACCAAGTACGGCAAATTTACAAAGGCCGACGGATTGCCGTGGTGCGGCTCTTTCGTCAATTGGTGTTTCGACCAGGCAAAAGTCAAGATTCCTTCAATGGTTTCAACGGCTATGGGCGCACACAAAATGAAAGAATTGGGACGCTGGATTGACAATAGTCCGCAACTGGGAGATCTCTGCTTTATGGACTTTCCACATGATGGCGTGGACAGAATTAGTCACATCGGAATCGTGGTCAAGGTAGGAGCGTCAAGCGTTCTCTGCATTGAGGGCAACACGTCTGGCGACGGAGATCAAAGAAATGGCGGAATGGTGATGCTTAAGCAACGCTATATCGGCAAGGAGATTGTTGGTTTCGCTCGCGCTCGTTTAGCTGCTTATGATGGAGAATATCCAGTGGTCGAGCCAATCCAAAAGGTGAAGCCAAAGGAGAAAAAGAAATGAAAGATCTTAAGGCTATGGGCGCTTCGTGGGGACGAAGTTTTCTCAGTTCTTGCATCGCCGTTTATTTGGCCGGTGTAACAGATCCAAAAGCAATTATCGGGGCAGGTGTTGCTTCAATTCTGCCAGTGATTCTTCGCTGGTTAAATCCTAACGACGCGCAATTCGGTAAGACGAAGTGAGTGTCGGCGAATGGACGGCGGT